TTATTGATTTTGACATCATCCATAATATTCAATTGTACCAGAAATCAAGTTTTATGCATTAAAACGCTTGCATTGCAACTTCAACTTGAAGGTTTATTAGATCAGCATTGAGATCATTTATATTAACAGCCGGGGATAATTCAAATGAGACAATTGCGTTGGTTGCATCTTTATAAAATAAAATTCCATCCGCATAGTTGATTGCAAGCTCTCCATGCTCTAATGAGTTGGCAGTTGGAGCCGCATTGGCAGTTCCAGATCTTTTAAGTTTTACAATGTTAGCCATTTTAGGCTCCTATTAGAAAGTACCGCCATCGACTGTAACATTGTCAAGATTGGTTCCGCTAAGAACCGTAACTCCAGCAATTTTAAATACTTTAGATGAAGCAATATTGATATGCTCAGATGATGTCCAAGAATCAGTTGAATCCACCCAGTTCCATGTTTTGTTTGTAGCGCCAAGAACTGTCAATCCAGCACCATCTGCAGTTGTGTCATCTGGAGTGGCAACATTGGCAAGAACAACATTCTTATCTTCAACAGTGAGCGTTGCTGTGTTAAGAGTTGTTGTATTCCCTTGAACCAGAAGGTCGCCCGTAACTGTTAAGTTGTTTGAAATTGTAACATTTGCCGGCAGACTCAATGTGACAGCACCAACGCCAGAATTGGACACTGTAATTTCGTTTGCAGTACCCGTAAGACCAGTAACAAGATTTGTTGCTCGATCACTAATCTGAGATGCGGTAATTGAAATTGTTGAGTTGCTCGCTGCAGTTAAACGACCTTGTGCATCGACTGTAAATGTTGCAACCGTTCCTGCTGCACCGTAACTAGCAGGAGTGACAGAAGTATTATCAAGATTGATAGTAACTGTATCTGTTGCGGCAGCAACTGATGTTAATCCAGTTCCGCCCGCAATTGTTAATGTGTCTGTGCCGCTTGAAATTGTGACAGTGCCGCTATCGCCAGCGGCTGTAAATGATGTTGCGACATTCGCAACTGCATTATCAACATAAAGTTTTGTTGCAGCATGACCATTATCTGACGGTGCTGCAACGCTAATTGTTCCAGAAAATGTTTTATTACCAGTAATTGTTTGATTTGTGCCCAATGTGGTAAAAGCTCCGGGTCCGGCAATTGCAATAACTTGAGTTGCAGTACCACCTTCTCCACCAGTACCTTCACCATAATAAAGAACATCATCTTGTTCATTAAATGCCAATTCGGCATTTTCAAGACTTGTTGGCGCTCCTGCCGCACCACCAGCCGCTCTGCGCTTAATCCTAATTTTATTAGCCATTAATAATTTCCTCCATCAAGCAACAAATTTGCTGCGCTATGTACATGGTCGGCTCTTGCCGCCACATTGCTTACGCCAACGCTTGCAGATCTTGTAATATCAGCAGGCGCTGTATTGCTTAAACTTAAACTTGCTAAATTAATTGTACCACTACTTTGTGTTAAAACGGTAGACTGCGATGTTTGAGAAATTACGGTTGTATTGGTTATTTGAGATACATTTGTAGTAGTTGATGGACTAATTTGAACGACCGTTGTATCAGCCATTACCTTGTCACCTCACCAGTAACTACAGCATTACCAGTTAAAATAGTTGTTACAACAGCACCGTTTAGTTCTTGAAAGTCGTATACATAGCTACCCGGTGATATATTTGCAGTAACTGCGGGGAGTAGAGAAAATACAACAACGCCGTTGGCCCCATCAGTTATTTCTGTTGTAAAAGTTGCGGTAATAGTAGCCGAAGATCTTTTCTTTCTTATTTGCCCAGTATATGTTCTTGAAGTAATATTGATTACAGCATTAGCATTATTTTTTAAACTAAGCTGATGGGCGTATGTATCGCCTTGATATATTTCAATGTTCCTTTCAGCTGGCATAAAATCTCCTATTAGGATAATATCAAATATTAATTAAGCCAGCAATGCTTCCCAAGTAAGAAGATCAACATTTCCAGTTGCTTCAATTCCGCGACTAAGCTGAAAAGCTTTTACGGTTGCTTGAGTTTTTGGTCCAAAATCTCCATCATCTCTGCAATCAAAACCATGCTTCTTAAGGAGTCGCTGAGCCTTTTTTATTGCTTGACCTTTATTGTCTATTGAAATAAACGGCATCTCTGCAGCTTCTTTCTTTGCGTTGGGGTTTGATTGCGGAGCCGGCGTTGCTGGCTGAGCAGGTGCTTGACCATCTCTTTTTGTAACATACTCAACAACTGCAGCGGGTGGATTATCGCCCTCTGTGTATCTTAAGTGCCAGGGCTCTTCTGGGACAACTTCCCAACTAAACCCAAACTTGCGGACATTCTCAATCATCCATTCAAGCCTAGGACCGCTTGCTGTGTGAACATCAACAGCCAATCCGCTATTGTGCTGACTCGTACCCGGTGCAGCAAGGCTAGCCAATTTGGGGTCTTTCTTATACCATTTAACTCCTTCAAACGTTCTTGTCTGAGCGCCGGGAATTGGTTCCTTCTGATATCTTTGTCTAAAAACCATTAATTGAGATTCAAATGAACGATACAGATCTCCAGCAGAAACTGGCTTTAATTCAATGCCATCAACTTTTGCAGCCTCAACCATTGCTTCCCACGCATCTGCGGCTCTCCAATGCAACTTGCCGCCGCCCTTGACTGGCTTTAATAATTTCTCTGGCAACTTACCGGGAGCGACTCCTTCCAAATCTGCCGGCTTTTTAACCGGAGCAATAATATTCCATTTAACGCTCATTTAAACCTCTTCCTCCTTTTTTGCTTTTTTATCAACCTTGTTAAAGACTTGATTAATTTCATCAATACTAAGTTTACCATCATCTAGGAATGCACGTGACAATCCTTCAACAACAGTAGCAACGCCAGCAATCCCTGCCATAAAAACCGCCTTCCAGACAGGAACGCCAGCGATTGTACCCGCTCCAATGACACCTAAGCCTGAAGCTGCGAAAGTCGCCAATATACGAAGGCAAATATTTTTGACTTGTTCCATCCGTTATGCCTTCTTTTTTACTGCCGGCTTTTCAGCGGGCTTCTTTGCAAGGAAAGAAGCAACCGTAGGATCGCCAACCTTTGTGGATAACAATGCAAGCGCATAAGCGACTGCGGGTGTTAAGACCGCAACAGCCTCTGCTTCAAGTTTAAGTTGCGATGTTGCAACCCACACCCAAACGCCGAGAGCGCCTCCCTTAATTGCTTGATCTAAGCTTTGTGACTTAGTAGACATTGACCACCTCCTATGCCCCATTGGGCATAAGGCAAGTATACATCATACACTATTCAATGTCATTTTTCGTTATTTGATGGAGATAATGTACAAATAAAGCAATTAAAGTTGATATACCCGCAAGCCTTTGAGTTGTTCCAGAAAGAGTGATATAGACAACAAAGCTGCCTGCTAATGTAAAAGCCAAACCTGCCGTTATATCCCAAAGTTTTTTACTAAAGCCAAACCAATTAAATTTCTTCATTTCAATTCCCTCCTTTATATAATACTTGAAGATGCTATTATGTGCATAATCTGTATCATCATCATCTTCTGGACCAGCGATTTCCCCAGCTGGCTCGTCACCAGATTCTTCTTCTTTTTTACTTCTAGCCTCACCAGTTGATCCTCCACCACCAGAACCGCCTCCACTACTGCTTGGGCCGCCAGTTGGCGAACCACCGGATGTTGGCGGGACTGCAGTAAGTGATGTTGTAGCAGTTAATGTTGCAATAGCAGCAATAATTGTTTTTCTTTCACCCACATCAATCTTTGATCCAGCAGGAACATAATTATCAAATCCTCCACCATAAACGTTTATTTCTTCCTCTAGTGTTTCCTTAACTTCTTCTTCCTGTTCATTTAAAACCTCAACCAATTGCTCAACCTGCTCTTCTGAAAGTTCTTCCACATCAATAGCCGCAAAAACCTCTTTTAATTGCTCTGTGGGTGCAGATGCCAAATCGCTATTTAAAACCGCTGCAACGGCTTCCTGAGCGCTCTGGGGCGGGGTTTCTGGCAGTGGTGGCAGGGTTGTTTCTGTTGGGATTGTGGTGCTCGGGGCTGGAGCCGTAGTCGTAGTGGTTGTTTCGGGGACTGTTGTAGTTGTAGAACTTGTTGTGGTAGTTGTACTACTGGTCGTAGTCGTGCTACTTGTTGTAGTCGTACTGCTTGTTGTAGTTGTGCTACTCGTTGTAGTTGTTTCTGGAATTGTAGTTGTTGTAGTAGTAGTGGTTGTTTCGGGCACGGTAGTTGTTGTCGTAGTTGTTTCAGGAATAGTGGTTGTGGTGGTTGTAGTCGTTGTGCTAGTTGTAGTCGTTGGTGGTATCGTAGTAGTAGTCGTTGTACTAGTCGTAGTAACGGTTGGCACATAAACAGTTGTAGTAGTTGTTGCAGGAGGCAGTGTTGTTGTTGTTGTACTGGTTGAAGATGTCGTTGGCGGGATTGTCGTTGTTGAAGTCGTTGTTGAAGTCGTTGAAGTTGTTGGAGGAACAGTCGT